ATTAATAATTGTCTCATTTTTTTATATTTTAGTGAGATTAATAATTCTATTCATTCTTTGTTACTTCCATAATCGCAGATTTATATCTAGGATCACTTATAGCTTCTAAAATGCTACTTACCGTCATAGCTACAATTTCTTGATGCGTATGCTCTGGTAATTCGCAATTTACCCCCAAAGATAAGGATATTTCGTTAGGCTTTCTGATGTACGTTATTTTTAGAGTATCTATTATAAATATATCACTAGTGTATATGTCTATAGAACTTCCTCTCATAGTTGTTAGCGGAGAGGTGTATTTTGTCGTATTAAACGGATCACTTAAAAGCTTAAATATGTCGTCTTGTTGAGAAAATCTATTTCCCTCAGTTACTCTTTCTGAGAACGCTAATGGCTCTCTTCTTTCTGAATACGTAGTATCCATTATTTGTAAACCTTGCGGTGATGGAGCAGTTTGTCCTGCAGCAGGAACTCCAGTAGCAAATGTTGCATTACCTATTGATGCATCCCAATTTATCCAATCATAACTGTCAATGTCTACAGTTACTACAAATTGTCCTGGATAATTAAGTGTTTCATATTCTTCCCAGTATATGTTAAACCCTGCACCTGCATTGTTTAGTATGTCTTGTTTAGTAGCTTCTATATTAGCAGGGTAAGACTCAGGAGTCCATCCAGATGCTATAAAAGATGCAGAAGGAGACCATATGTTAGCAGATGTAGCATCAGTTCCTGTAATATCTGCAACCATATTAATCCCATTTATAAATGCAGTAGAACTTCCGTCTGCATTATCTAACACAAAATTATTCAAATCTAGTGTAAAGAAATATATAGCTGGTGGATTAACTAAAGAGTAGTCTATAAACTGACAATTGTTAATCCATAATCTTGACTGTTGATTTACCAAATACATATAATCTGTAGGTAATTGGAATGTATCAACAAATATTTTTGTTTTTAATTGCTCCTTAAAAGATACAGGAGCTTCATACTCGCGTACAAGCGTACGTAAGTCGTCTATTCTTTTTTGTGATTCCTCAAAACCTTTTCTGTATAGATTATTTCTACCATACTTAGTATTGATGAATCTGAACATGTTTTTGTTCAATTCAATGTCTATCTCTTCAGATAATAAGCTATCAGCTTGGAGTGAATTAATCTTATCCACTCCCTGCTGTATAGCTATATGCATTTCAGTTACATTCATTAAGATGCTAGTTGTTTAAGTTTTGCTCTTAAAATTGTTAATTTCCCTGAGTTCTTTTTGTCATTCAGGTGTATTACTGTATCATCCATAGTTTCTCCTAATATCTCATCAATAAATATGATTTGATTTCCAATCTTTCTTAGTACTCCTGCAGTAACCATTGTCTCGATTTCTGCTTTCATTTCTAAGTGCTTGTCGGCACAAACTTTAATAAACTTCTTAGGGCTTTTATCCTTAATGTCATAAAGCATGTTTTCAACTTGCTCTCTTGTTAACGTTTCAGGATTAATATTACCTAATAGTCTAAAGACTCTACGCATCTGCTTTTCGTCAGAAGATACTTTGATAAACGCTTTATCTGCATCTTTCTTAACTTGAATATCATTATTACGTTTTAAATCCTTTTTAGCAAGATCTTGAATGAAAAAACGTTTTTGAACGTCTGATTTCATTTCTTCTTCTGATAATGCCACATGCGGATGTTTTAAAGCAAAGTGATATTTTAAAAAGTCAGTAATATTAATAGGCTCTCCACTTTCTGTAGTTCCTATCTCTAATTCTACACCTTCAAATCCTACTGGAACTGTAAAATCAGCCCAGAAATGTTTGGTGTGTTTTGGCCACTCCATGTGAGCGGGATCTACGTCTAACATTCCATTCAAATATCTTTTTTCATCATCTGATTCAAAAGGTTTTAAAGGTTGTCTGTTTACGTATACACTACTTAGTTTCCTAATAGCGCTTGCGTTAATTTCCTTTGGCAGGTGATTATTAATCGGTTCTGCTCGTAAATAAACTTTTTTACTCATACTACAGTTCTTTTAAAGTTTTGTTAGGTGGGTGTAAAGAATAACTCCCCAATATCTTAAAAGTAGAAATTGAGGGGAGCACTAAGCTCCCCACAACCTCAACCAAAAAACCAATATATAGACTTGCGAATGCTCGCCTCTTTTAACCTCCTAAATTAGGAAGCTACACATTGAATATCCAGAGAAGTATCAAATCTACGTAAGCAGATACCCGCTGTTTTCAACATGTGTACACTTGCACCATCAACATCAGAAGCTCTTGCATCTGATCCAGAGAATCCTCTAGGTACAACAGAACCAGCTACACACCATCTCATCATCTCGCGACCTTTCTTTGAGATCATTGTCAAGTTAGCTTGTCCGTCATAGTTAGACTGGTCAACAAATACCATACGGTAAGACTCCAAAGAGTAACCAGTTACTGGGTGCTTCTCACGAGCTTGTGCAACTGGACCATGATCAAATAGTGGAATTTTTACCACATTGATTACGTGTCCGTCTACGTGCTCATAAGTTGTGAAATATCCAGTCAAACCTAAGTTACGACCAGAACCTGTGATAAATCTGTTCTCACCACCTACTTTGAAAGAGTTACCTGCAAAGTGAGATTTAAGAGCCTCATCAAATTCACGTGCTCCACCAGTACCAGTATACAAAGTAATCTGTTTCTGATTAGCGTCAGTCATTTGATAAAATAAATCACCAATAATATTCTTTAACTTATTCTCTGTCATAGTAGAGTAAGTATCCGTGTTTACGATTTGCTCGAATAAACCTGGTCCAACAATTACTGGTTGGCCATTCTCATCTTTCATGAAAGTTGATCCATTAGAGTCGTAAGTTTTCTGTCCGTACCAGTAGTACATCTCACACTCTTCTTTAAAGTCAAGCATGTGTTGGTACTCTTCGTAATCCATCCATAACTTAGTAGAAGATCCACCTTTAGTTGGTAAAGTAAACTCCGCTACGAAGTCTTTAGCATTACCTGACATGTGGTAAGATTTTCTTACAGTTGTGATTTTGTTACGAACTTTACCTGGTGCTTGCCAGTTAGAAGCGTTACCTCTTGAGAAGTCAACACCTACTGGTGCATATAATTGCGCCCAAAGATCTCCTGCATTGAATCCTCCTGAAAGAACCGCTGTAGCAGCTGGGTTTACTAATTGTAAAGTATATTCCCAACCAGAACCACCTGCGTAAGGCTTAGGCTCTGCCATAATACGCGCTAGCTCACCTTTTGAGTTTACTAATACGTAAGGGAAAATAAATCGTTTGTCAGGGAATATCAACGTAAATGTTGATCCGCCTTGACCTAAGTTTGCTCCTGCATTTGCCACAGCAACTGGACGTGTTCTCAATTTGTGAGTAGCCACACGATATTCATACTCTAATCTGTCGATTGATTGAACGTTACCAGCTCCTTCTGTTAAGAAAGATAATGGGAAACGCTTATCATCCTTACCAGACAAGTGTGTGATAATCGGAGAAAGTTCAGTTGGTTTGGACAACAGAGCATTTGCCAGACTATTCATGTCTGTCATTTGTGAATCGTTATAAAACGTTTTTTGAACGCTTATATTTGTTCCGTTTAAGCTCATAATTATCTAATTTTATTTATTTAAGTTAAGTTGCATTTTAAAATTGCCATTTTTTATTAAAAGTTAAGATCTAAATCATCTAAGTCTACTTGCTTACTCTTGCGTCTTGTTGCTTTTCGTGCGCTTTTAACTCTTTCTTCATTTCTAGAAATTCTATCTTTTAGCGATTTAGCACTTTGTGTTTTTGCTTTTTTATCTACAAATTTAGATAAGTCAAAGCCTTTATACATTAAGTAGTCAATTGCTAACTTAGTTTCTATTTCTGATTCAGCATGATCTAAATCTCTCTGTGTTCTACCATCTTTGGTCACAGGTTTAGAGACATAATCAAAAAACTTTGATTTTTCTCTTTTTGGAATTGATATACCTGAAAAGTCATCAGTTTCATTAATGGTTTCATATACACCATTCCAAAAATTTTGTTGCTGTTCCTGCGCTTGTTGCCTTTCTTCTTGTTTTCTAGCAACTAATTGAGATCTAGATTGCTCTTGCATCTTCCCCATTGCCTTTCTAGCAGCTTCAGCTTTCTGGTATAATTTACCAGTGTCTTCATAGTCAGTCAATAATTCATCAATAAAATCTTTATCGTGACCTTTTGTTAAGAAGTAATCAGATAGTATTCCTTTCTGACTTCTAGAATCTTCTTCGTCTAACTCTATCCTATTATAATCTAGGTTAGGATCGTATGCTTGCATAAAATCTTGAGAGTCTCCTCCGTTAAGAACGTATTCTAAATGATTTTTAACTAAAGGAAAGTTTTCAAACAGGTTATCTAATTGATCTTCTGCCATTTGTTTTCCTACGTCTTGAGTCATAGCTAATAGTCCTTCTGTTGTATCATCGTACTCTTCTTCAGTCTCGTATCCTAGTTTTTCTAGAATCTCTGATACTACAGTAGAACCTTTATCTTCTACTTCCTCATCATCATCTTCTTCATCCTCCTCTAAGTCCTCGTCTTCTTCAAACTCTTCCTCTTCGTTAGATTCTTCTTCTTGTAATTCTTCTGCATCCGCATCAAGCTCATCAGCTTCTGCTTCTGGAGCATCTATTGCTAAGTCACTTGGGACTTCTGCAGATCCTCCGTCTAGTACATCGTCAAACGAAATATCGTCTAATCCAATGCCTTCTTCATCTGGTGTCATATCTATATAAATTTAGTTTTTACAAAAATAATTAAAATTGCAAGCTATTACACATGCAATATGGTTTTTAGTTATGTCTTTATTATATATCACTTGCTTTAAAGTTTAAGTCATTTTTATAAGGCTGGCCTCCATAAACTTTAGGAACAAATGCATCTATAGCGCTTTTTGTAACATCTGATTTAACATTATCAGGTATTAATTTTCTAAGATACTTTTTATAATATTTACTATTTCCTCCTCCAAAAAGCTCTGTCATTCGTAGCATAGCATCTTCAGGATTACCTTTATAAAGATCATAACCTGCTTTTGCAGTTGTTTTAATTTTACTAAAATTATCTGCAATAGGTTTAAATTTAGAAAAATTCTTAATAGCTGGAACATAGTTTAAAGCATTTGCTCCTATCTGTAAAGCAGCATCTTTTCCTGATTTTTTCCCAAAACCATACCCAGTTGCTGCCTCAATAGTACTACTCAAAACTTTAGGCAGTCCACTTATATAACCATAATTATATAAAGTCTTTAAACCTGTTCCAAGTTTACCTTTAACCCCAGGAGTAGTTAGTAACGTATTAAGACCTTTAGCGGTCTGATCTACTGGATAAGCAAGCGCTCTTTTTGTAAAATTAGTAGAAGCAGGATTTCTTGCAAGTGAAGCACTTGAACCAACCCCCATAGTAGATAAAGCAATTTGTTGCATTGTCTTTTGCCCTGTACCACTAAGAAGATTATCATATTTTTCTTCAAAGTTGTTTTGATCTTGAAGAGATTGATTTACGTAATCTCTACCATAACCTCCAGCTATTTGACTAGTTAAAAAAGAACTAGCCATTATATCTCTCATATTATCTTTAACTACATCTCTAAACTCACCTTGATTTTCAGGAAGAGATGCAGTTTGCATATCTGCTACGTTTTTTATTATATTCTTAGTATTAAATTGTGCACTTGGGCCAGCCTTAATAACTGCCATTTCAGAAGCATTTAACTGTTCGTTATTTGCCTTTTTAGTATTTATATTAGATATTGTTTGATCATAAAGCTTTTTATTCTCAGTATTAAGATTTTCAGTAACTGCATTGTTTTGCTGCACAGCAGCCGCTGGGTTTGTATCTAAAGGAGTATTTTGATTATTTAGTTCCTGATTCATTAACCCTCTTACATCAAGATTACCAGCTCCAGGAAATAAAGGTTTAAACCCTGCATTCTGATACTTTTGTTTGTATCCTTTATATCCACCATTTTTATAAGCAGGTGTTTCTATAACTGTACCACGCTTTGGTCCTGTAGGTAAATTCTTAATACCAGGTGGTACGTTATTAAAAGACTGGACTAGATGTCCTTGTTCATCTACCTTTGATATATTGATAGGCACTTTCATGCCTTCTGTATTAAATGCTTGGTTAGGAGCTACATTAGGAAATGCCATAGATGCACCAGTGTTCCCGCGCGCGTGTTCTTCTCTTAGTCCTACCTCTTGCTCTTTAGCTGTTTGTGCAACTTGCATTTGCTGTTGTTGCTGTTTAGCCTGCGCCTCAGATTGTAACATACCAGATACATCAGCTCCTTGTTCCGCTAATTGAAACAAGTCTAATACACTACCTTGAAAACCAGTTTGTCTAGCTTCGCTTAGTATTTGTCTACGAGTCTGATTGTTTAGCATTTTGTCCCTCTCTTGCTATGTTATTTTTATCTTGTGCTATTTGTGACTTATCCATTACTTCTTTTTCTCTAATAGCTAACTCTTGCTGTCTTAATTCAAAATCTTGCATAAGTTTTTGCATATTAAATCCATCTAGTTCTGGATTCTGCTTAGCTTCAGCATTTATTAAAGCAATCTCAATATCTTTCTGTCTATCTTTCTCAGATTCAATTTTTGTCTGCTCTAATTTATTTTGCTCCATTTGCATCTGTTGTTGCTGAGCCTGTTGTTGTGCTTGTTGCTGAGCTGCTTCTAATTCTTCAGCTGCTTTTTCTGCTGCTTTTAATTTAGCTTTAATTTGAGGGAAACTTTCTGCATCCATCATGTCAGCTACTGTAGAAGCTTTAGTTCCATTTTGAACCATTGCTTGTGTAAGACCTTTTATCTGATCTAACCTTTGTTGATCTTTACCAGAGTCTGATACAAAAATTCCATATTCAGATTCCATATGTTGTAAAGTATCAAGATCTAAAAAGTCTGTAGTACCGTCTGGCATTACAAACATTCCTTTTTTACCAGTAAGCCAAGCTTCTTTAGAGTAATCTAACATTGCTTGTAAATCTCTTTGTTCTAATCTTGCAAACTTTCTAAATAAATCTTCTGTAATATGTGAAGATTGTACAATAGCTTGTTGTGAAGATGCTTTACCTTCGTATGCCCCAATTGTACCTTGTCTTTGTCTACTAACTCCTGAAAGTTTTTCCCATTCGTTTAGTATTGACTCTAGTAATTGTATATACTGTCCAATAGTCTTAATAGACATATCCAGTACGGATTGATGCTGTGGGTTCAATTGTATTCCTTCTTTGTTGTAATCCACCCAAGCAATACCCGTACCTTCAACGTAATACATAAACTTGTCCATGTCCCATTTCTTTGGAATCATGTTAATATCAAACTGTGCAATAATATCTTTTGATCTAGCAATAGCTAATTCTAATCTATACTTGTAAATATTGTAATTTAACTGATAAGGTATCCCAAGTGATACTAAGGAAATATTATCAGCATTTATATCAGAGTATTTTCTACCATTAATAGGAAGTTTACAAGCAGATGGGTTATCTAATGATAGTCTTTGATTAGCTACAGGATTAATGTTGACATATAATCTACCATCAATTCTAGTACCTTCCCATACTTCATTTACCCAAAGGTATGTAACCTTAGCGCCTAGTTCTTTTAATTCTGCAGGCATTTTAAATCCTTCATTAACTTCCATTTCCTCCATAGTACCAGTTTCTTGGTCCATGTATTCTAAAAAGCCAATTCTTTTTCTAGATTTCCAATATACAGTACATACTTCAATAAGTCTGTTTCTTTGAACATTTGAGTCTGCCCCTGATCTAGCTTGTCTGTATAATAGATAAGATTCTGGATCAGAGTGTCTAGGTTCTTCTAAAGATAGTACCTCTTCGTCATTTAAAAAATCATAAAAATGATCTACAACTGTAGAAGCATGTACGTATTTTCTAACTAAAGCCCAATCCCCATCTTCTACAAACTCAATGTCTGGATCTTTATCATAATCTACATCAATAGGATTAAGTATCTCATAAAAAGGTTCTTTACTTCTAACTCCTCTGTGAGTATATACTTCTCCAGATATTAAGAAATGAAACCAACCTTTTTGTAATTTTTCGTATACTTCTTCAGATTGCATTATATAAGTCAAAGCATGTTGCCCTTTAATAGCTCTGTTATCTACATAACTATTATCAAACTGTGCTGCTACGTCTTTTGGTAATGGAATATCCTCTGGAGTTTCTATATTTTCTACAAGCTCTGGATTTGTTTTAGCCATTATTTGTATAAACCTTTGTTGAAGGTTTTGGAATATAACTTGCTGTTTAGCTTTTTCTTTTTCACTTATAGCGTCTCCATTCTGTACTGTAACGGTGTAATTCAGAGGGCGTTTTGACTTTTCACCTAGAAGAAGATCAATTATAGGCTTGATAATAGGATAGTTACGCATTTTAGAGGGGAAATTATTACGACTCTTCCCATACGGGTGAGTCACGTAACGATAGTCATCCTCTAAAATTACACCGTTATAATAGTCATATAATCTTTTAAGGTCATCCTTTCTCTGATTGACTCCTTGATTAGATAAGTCGATAAAAGCTTCTAAGCAGCTTTCTCTCCACTTTTTATTTTTCTTTGATAAAGGCAGCTTTTGCTGCGGTATTTTGTCTCCCCCTAGATACATATGTTGCAAAATTAGTGTTTTCTTTACACGTTTTTACTACGTGTTTAAATTTTTAAGCTTTCTTTATATATATAACACTAGTGATAATTCTGATTAAACCAATCATTACTTGCATTATCTTCTAGTATTTCTTTAACCTCTGCGTTGTATAATTCTCTAGTATGATACATACCAATCATCAATGCCATAACCCGGTCAAAGTTACCTTTAGTATTAAATTTTATAAGTTCTTGTAAAAGCGCAAGATCGTAAATTTTATGTAGATTTAGTATAGTTTTTCCATCTTCTTCTACAGATCTTACTGCATTTAACCAATCTCGTATGTATAATTCTCCTTGCCTCTTCCTAGCTTCTGTAGTATGCATACCATATTGACGTTTTACAGTCTTAGATCTTAGGTCTTTCTTATCTAACATCTCAAATTCCTCTTGAAGCTTATGTAACTTCCTATGCTGCTTTGCATATTGTATTACAGCACCCCTATCATTCTCAAATCCTATCTTAGCGTTAAAATAGTCAGCTAACATAAATAGATTTTTGTTATATTCGTCTTGAGTATGTGGCCTACCTACATAACTAGCAACAATTAAATCATCAGGCTTTGATATATTATTTACTCTCTTTATCACATACGCAGCACCCAAAGAGCTGGAGTCTGCTGATTGGTTTTGTCCATACGGGTCATGGCAAATTACATATAGGTTATGCGGAGTTTGTCCCTCCCGGTTTTTGTAAGGGCCTTCATAAAGAACAATGGCTCCTGCAAGATTATCTTCCTTACGATGAGGATAACGTAGAATAGGTCTAGCATCTCCATCTGGTTCAAACTTTATATCATTATTTTTCCCATAATATAGTCTGCCTGCAGTTCCAATAGTATGTAACTTGTTAGCTTTTACCTTATTATACTGTTCTTGTAGTGATCCTATGTCAAATAAGTTACCTGACACTTGTAATGTGGCTTCAGCAGGACACATTGGGTGTTCAGCTATATATTGATCAAATGCTTTTGGGTCATTAGTACCTTTCTTTTTATTTCTGTTACCTTGTTCAAACTCTATAGCCAGTTGTTCGTCAGAGTTACCATCTTCGTCTATAAATCCTTCTAAGTTTTCGTATATAGGAACAAAATGTCCACATGTTGTACCTCTAGCTCCATCATCCCATACATTCTCAAAGGGTAAACAATCATATGCGTCTGGATTGTAAAATAGCTCTTCCATACCTGAAAAATCTGCACCTTTTGTACCACCTGTACCAAAAGCTACCATTGTTCCTAATGTTTTATTACCTTGACGCATTGTAGGCATTGCAACTTCCCAAGCTTTTAATAATCCTGGAAATGAACCTGCTTCTTCAAAGAATATAAGCTCTCCTGCCTTACCCCTTACTTTATCTGGGTCATCTTTTAGTGATACTCCCATTATCTGGGATTTCATTCCTAATTGTACTAATGCTCCGTTCACATTCTTCTTATATCCAGACATTTTGTTCATCTCTCTGTCTGTAAGTCTAGGCTGTGTCCATGCTGTGTTATCATCTACAAAAGAAAGGATCTCCCAAGCCTTAGATAGTAAACCATCACCAATTAAGTATTCTTTTTGTCCTGCAAATACATAGTTCTTACTATTACGTATGTGAAAGTAGTTTCTAGCAAGCATTGCTGCAGCTTTATAAGAATATCCTTTACGACGTGATTTAAGCACAGTCATATGACTGTTTGTTTTCCTACAATTATCAATTGCAGTAAAGTATTTCCAATCT